GTCATTACCCAGTGCATGCGCTTCCCAAAGTCCAAGCATGATGACCTAGTGGACACGGTGGCCTACGCCATGCGATACTTACGCAAAACTGGTTTCATTCAAAGGGCTGACGAGGTTCAGGCGGAACTTGATCAAATCAGGGTTCATCAAGGCGCACCGCCTGCGCCACTATACGGGGTCTAAAGCATGCCACTCGCACCGTCCAACCTACGCTTACCAGCGGATCCTATGCCAATTCAAGAAGGTCTTGACGGCATTGAAATAGAAATGGTCGAAGACGGGCCAGAGCAGGGCTATGACGAGCACGGCAATCTTATGTCGATTGAGACCCCAGACGGGGCTATTACCATCACCTTAGACGGATCCCCTTTACAACGGGCCGAGGATGAGGGAATGGAAGGATGGTTCGAGAATTTAGTCCATTTGATAGACCAAACCGAACTTTCTGAGATATCTCACGATCTACTCAAGGGCATACAAGACGATCTTGAATCGCGCAAAGAATGGATAGATGACCGTGCTCAAGGCATTAAACTTCTTGGTCTCAAGGTGGAGATCCCCGGCTTGGCAGGCGCAGCGGACGGAGCACCCGTTGAAGGTATGTCACGCGTTCGGCACCCGCTCTTGCTCGAGGCAGTGCTACGTTTCCAAGCCAACGCACGGGCAGAACTATTGCCTACGGATGGACCCGTAAAGATCAGGGAGGACAACAACAATGCTGACCTTGCCTCCGACCAGCTTGCCAACGATCTTGAAAACGACCTTAACCACTACCTCACGGCCACTGCCAAAGAGTATTACCCTGATACCGACCGAATGCTCCTCATGCTGGGCTTTGGCGGGACGGCGTTCAAGAAAGTATATTTCTGTCCCCTACGCGGTCGTCCAGTTAGCGAAAGCGTCGATGCCGACGATCTAATCGTAAACAATGCGGCCACCGACCTGTCCAACGCCAAGCGTATTACCCACCGTATCTACATGCGCCCGTCAACTGTAAAGCGTATGCAGATCCTCGGCGTATATCGTGACATCGACCTGTCAACACCAAAAATGTCTCAGTTGGATGCCGCGCAGCGTGAAAAGAAGGCTCAACAGGGTATATCTGCCGATCAAATGAACCCCGACGATCGGGACCGCGAAATTTACGAATGCTATTGTGAATTAAATATCAAAGGTTTTGAGCATCGTCATAAAGGCAAAGACACTGGTTTAGAAATCCCATATCGAGTAACCATTGATGTATCATCAAGAGAAATCTTATCCATTGTACGAAACTATGACGAAGATACTAAAGATCTACCTGAACCCCGCCAAAACTTCGTCAAGTACACATTCGTACCGGGGATGGGCTTTTATGATCTGGGTCTCCTGCACATCCTAGGCAATACAACCAACGCACTAACAGCCGCATGGCGTGAAATGCTTGACGCTGGTATGTACGCTAACTTCCCCGGCTTTCTCTATGCCGACACGGGTGCAAGACAGAACACCAACATCTTCCGTGTACCACCCGGCGGTGGAGCATTGGTCAAGACTGGCGGTATGCCGATTAGCCAAGCCGTAATGCCGTTGCCGTACAAGGATGTGGGCGGTGGTCTTATGTCTCTCGTTGATAACATTGGCCAGACGGGTATGCGTATTGGTGGTACTGCGGAACAGGCCGTAGGTGAAGGCAAGCAAGACGCCCCTGTGGGAACCACGATTGCGCTCATTGACCAAGCCACCAAGGTGTTGAACTCGGTACACAAGCGTATGCATGCATCGCAAGCGGAAGAGTTTGAGTTATTGGTACAGTGCTTCCGTGAAAACCCAGATTCATTCTGGCAGAAGAACCGCAAGCCTGCGCGTAAGTGGGATGAGCAGACGTTCCTTCGTGCATTGGATCAGGTTGATCTGGTGCCACAGGCGGACCCAAACACGGCATCGCAAACGCAACGTCTCATGAAAGTGGTGGCCCTGAAACAAATACAAGCTCAAAACCCATCCTTGTATGATCCAATCGCGATTGATACGGCCGCACTTCAAGCAGTGGGTTGGTCTAACCCTGAACAGTTCATGATACCTGCCTCTGCCCGTGGCGCACCACCTCCACAAATGATGCAGGAAATAGCAAAGCTGCAAATCCAAAAACAAGAGGCGGACACTAAGGCGCAAGCCGTACAGGGCAAGTTAATGCTTGATCAAGCAAAGTCCAATCTTGATAAGGCTCGCGTCATGCAAGAACAATTGAAGGGGCTGGGTGGGCCTACGGATATTGAACGCATGGAGTTGGCGATTAAAAACAAATTAGCCGATGCCAAGGTTATGGATACAAAGTTTAAGGGCGTAGAGTTGGGTGCATCTATGCATAACGATGCCATGAAGGCTCGGGTTGGTGAAGAGGAAATGCTTGCCAAAGAGCGCATTCAAATGATTGACTTGGCGCAGAACATAGCCGTGCATCCTGAAAGCGATGCGGTTGTACGTAATCTTCTTGGCAATGTGATCCCTGCCATTACGGGTGCTAAGTGATGCGCCGCGCCTATCGCAAAGGTGGTAAAGTGGAAGGCTCAATATGGCACGAGCGGGATTCCGTTAACACTGGCGGAGACGTTGAAGGCTATAAGGACGGTGGATCTCCTGAGAATGATATTGTTCGTCAACGGTTAGCGGCTATTCCATCGATTGAACATGCAGACCCTGCCATGCGGGAAAAAGCACTTGGTATTGCACAAAAGACCCACGCATTAACTTCTGATTATGAACCAAACCTTGGCCAATCTTTTTATAGCTTTAGAACACCCACTAGCCCTGAAAACGTTCAGGCTACAGTAAATCCGATACCCGGTGTTAATCCTCTTAACCCGCAAAAGCAAACATACGAACAGTTCTACAAAACCGCTAAAGGCGGAACACTGGTTAATCTTGGTGGTGACCGTTCTCGGCTGGGTCGGCTTACGCATATCCATGGACAAGAATTGGCTTGGCCCGTTGATCTTCATGCGGGTCCGCAATACATGCTGGAACCCAATAAGGGTGCGGTGTGGGCTAATGCTGCAGGACAGACGACAAGAAACAAACGATTAATTGAAGATTTGCAAAGAAAAGGACCAGTATACGGGGTGTATTCTCCCATGGGTCCAAAGTCGGTTGATTCATCGTTCCAAATGTCAGACGCGCTTATGTCGCAATTAGCTAAACAAAAACCAGAACCAGAAATGGTTAAAAAGTTTGATAAAGAACTTCGTGCTGGTTTGTTTGAAGAGCCTGCTAAACGCGATAAGGCTGTTGAAAAAATGAAAGAGTGGCCGGGCCTCGATGACCCATGGGCTGCAAGAAACTTTTTAAAGACATTACCGGGTACGACACGCAGTCTTATTGTTAAGCATATGGACAAGTCGGGGTATCACAAGGCAGGGTTCCCTCATGTCGGTATGACCAGAGTAGCATTGACTGATCCAGAACTGCTTAAAACTGGCGGCAATATGATTGGTCATCGAGTGGTTGAACTCACGCCACAGAGCATCGAGGCATCCGCGTTTGAACACAATACATATCCAGAAATAACAAGCGGACGTTATGTGGCAGACATACCGTTGGTTCAGCGTCACTATGCTTTACCGGAAGCAGTAAAACAATTTGCCGAAGAGCCACATAAGCCGGGCGTTTTGCATCCATATTCTGAAAATCCTAATGCCCGTTCTGGGTTTAAGAAGATGACAGAAGAGCAGAAGTTGCTGCAAAACATTGATGAGCCGTGGCTTGAAAGTGTTTTAATGGGAATAAAAAACCAATCTAAATACGGATTTAAAAAAGGTGGGCGTGTAGCGTACAAGAAGGGTGGTAAAGTAGAAGGGTCTATTTGGCATGAGGACGATATTGGCATGGGCGATGAACCCGTACAGCCACACGCCTTACTGCACCCTGAAAAAGATCCCGGCAAAGTAGGCGTTATATCATCCAAGGTGTTAGAGGAGGCAAATGAACTTCCCAAGATGGGAACTATTCATTGGCATAAACCTGTGGTTGATCAAGATGATCATGTGCAACGCACCATACGCCATCGGTTAAATGATTTTACTATTGAAGAGCGCAACAATTTTGCAGCAGGTGGCCGTGCTCATTTTGATGAAGGTGGTATTACTGAACACGAATCATTAAATGCTGTTGCCCGTGGCGAAACAGAACGTGCCGAAACCGACGCACCTGCCCCGAGCAAAAATGAAAACAATGGTAAAGGTGATTCGTTTGTGGATCAGGCTGGTCAAGCAGCTAGTGGTCTTGCAAATATGTTTGGTGGTTTTTTTGTATCACCTGCGGAAGCGAGAGAGGTTTATACGCCCGGGGCTGGACCAGTAAACGCACCATCACAGGAAGCTCGATCGTTTGTAGGTCCGCATGAAACATTAAATGCGGTGTTGGGAAGCGGCAAAGCGGATATAGCGCCTACAGGATTAACCCGTGGTACGGCTACGCCAGAAGATACGGCTAAAGCAAATGCCGCAGAAGCCGCCGCAGAAAAGATGGATATTGCATTTGGTCCGCCGCTGGGAGTTGGGACAACATTTAATACTCCGCCTTTGCCCGGTGG